GAAAAAATAACTAACGAGAGTAAGAGATCAGTATTTTTAGGAGATATAAATGGCAGATCCTGATGTGAATAACATTGTAACAAATGCGCCATCAGCCGCGCCTCTGCCATATGAGCAGCCCGAAAAACCAGAGGATTCTCCCCTCGGAGTATACGCTCCTTTTGACTGGAGTTCGGAACCATTCGCGGATCTTTCTGACGATGCGAGGGGCGCATTGATGCAGCTGGATATTATTGCTACCAAAACAGATGTGGCTGCGCGTAGGTTTGAAGTAGAGCAGGCATGGGAAGCTCTCCACTTCGACCGTGGTTATCAGCACTTGCTGCGTGGAAAACAAGGTGGATGGATTTTACCTGGACAGGCTTCCGGGTTTGGTCCTACAGCGCAGCAGAACAACAACACTATTTATGACACTAACGTGTATGGGTCTAAAGGAGACATCATTGTTTCGGCTCTGTCGCGTGAAGTTCCAAAAGTAGAATTCTTCCCTTCCGATCCTGAGTACGGTCCAGACATTCTCGCAACTGAAGAAGCTGATAGATTCAAAGAGATCTGGGCTCGCAACAACTGTCTGCACAAGATGCTGACAGAAATTGCACGCGTATTTTGGAACGAAGATCGTGTATTGCTATGGACACGCTACGAGTTGAACGGTCAGCTGTATGGTTTCGATGATGATGATCAGGAGACTGCTCCTGTTACTGCTGAAGACATACTAAATCCTCCTGATGATTCCCCAACAGGTCAGGATGGTCTTGATTCCTTCTTGGAGCAGACAGAATCCCCGGTTGAAGAAACTGGAGAGGAAACTGACGAAAATCAACAGTTGGAAATGCCCACTACTCCACAGAAGAGGGCTAGGGGACGAGAAGTTACTACTTACCACGGCAAGCTTGATAACAAAGTTCCCATCGCAGTTGACGAAGTTAAGGACATGCAGTTTGTCCAGCTTTATGAAGACCTTGATGTAGCCGTTGTGAAGGCAAAATTTCCATGGATAGCGGACAAGATCAAACCAGGATCTGATGGAAATTCCGAGGTGGAGTTGGATAGAATTGCTCGTGAGAATACTCGCCAAGCTGTACTAGGCGCATATGTCACGGGTGACTCCCTGCAGCGTCATACAGTCGTGAAGCATACATGGTTCCGTCCTTCAATGTTCATGGATGAGAAAGTCAATGATGTTATTCGCGCTGAACTTATGGAGGCTTTCCCTAATGGTTGTCTGCTTGTAAAAGCGGGCGCAAACTATGCTTTTTCACGTAATGAGAGCATGGATGATCACATCACAGTTGGTCACGCTCTCGGTGGAAAAGGTCAGAACCGTAGAGCTTTGGGAAGTTCCTTGATTTCTATCCAAAAACGAATCAATGATTGGGTTGATCTCCAAGACGATTTTTTCAAACGTACTGTACCTAAGAAGTGGATGAACAGCGAAGCGTTCGACATTGAAGCTCTCAAGAAACAAACTAATGTGCCTGGAAGTACGGGAGCCTTCTTGCCGCAACCCGGTCTGACCACTGCTGATCAGTACATTATGGTTGAGCCTACTCCGCAACCGCAGTCTGCATTAGCGGACTTCATCAAATGGTTCCTCACTACTCTCTCGGAAGAGATCAGTGGTGCGCTACCCTCTTTGTTTGGTAGTGCGACAGGTGAGAATACTGTAGGTAATGCACAGATCCAAAGAGATCAGGCTCTGCAACGCATTGGGTGCCCCTGGAATAACATCCAGCTCCTGTTTGCTGAAGCAGCCCGTCAAGCTGTGAAGTGCGCAGCAGACTGCCGCGATGGAAAAGTCATTCGACAATCCTTCAAAGATCTTGGAACTGTCACCGTTAACACCAGCAATTTGGCTGGCAATGTGTTGTGTTACCCGGAAAGTGATCCGTCATTCCCAGAAAGCTCAGCTCAGCGAGAAGCAAAGTTGAAAGATTTGGTTTCAGTTGCTGCCAATATTCCTCAGCTTGCAGCTTGGTTGTTCTCCCCTGGAAATCTACCAACCTTACAGGCTGGTATTCGCATGAAGGGTTTCAAAGTCGAGGGTGCGGCCTCTATCAATAAGCAGAAATCGGAATTCGAGATCTTGCTGCGTTCAGGCCCAATGCAGAATCCAAAAGTGCTCAAGATCCAGAGCATCTTGGACGAAGCTGCCACCGATATGCAAGGGAAGCAGGCACAAGGTCTCCCGCCAGATCCGAAGGAACTTGCAGCCGTCATGCAGATGCAGCAACTGCAGAAGCAGCTGCCTCCCTTAGTAAGCACTATTCCTGTGGCGCAGGATGAAAGCGAAAACCACGCTATAGAAGCAGCTGCTTGCTTGCTCTGGATGAACAGTTCCGAAGGGCAAAAATTTCATTGGGGAACACCGCAGCAACGTGCAGCTTTTGAGAATGTTCATTTGCATTGGCAGGAGCATGCAGCTATGGCAAAACAGATTGCTGCAGCTAACGCTCCTCCACAAAAGCCACCATCCGAAAGTCTTAGTGTGGACGTGTCAAAAATGCCTGCTGATATAGCTGTTCAAGCTTTGGCTAAGATGGGCATCAAAGCTACACCAGATATGTTCGCACAACATGAAGCGACACAACTGGACACGGCTATCAAAAAGAAAGCAATTCCTGAAGCATTAAAAGAGGGTAAAACTTCCCCGGTTGCACAGGGTGCGCCAGGAGGAGAACAACCAAGACAGTTGAGACGATAATGAGAGGGAACCCATGGCAGAAAAAAAGCTAATAGCATTGATTCAACGCCATGGGTCCACCACTCTTAATGAAGACAATTGTTTTCGTGGTCGAAGTGATCCACCTCTTGACAGTAATGGTTTTGCTCAGGCTGAAGATGCTGCTGATAATCTGAAGAATGAGGGTATTGAGCTTAAGCGTGTTGTATCCTCACCGATGCTCAGGGCATGTCAGACTGCTGATGTAATTGCCGATTCATACGGTTTGGTTGTAGAGCAGGATCGAGCAATCATTTCATGGGACCTGGGGTTTCTTAGCGGGAAAGACCGTGATATGTACGGGCCTGTACTCGACTTGTTCATCGACAACCCCAAAATGGTAGTGCCTGAAGGGGAATCCTTAGATTCCCTGGAACAGCGTTTGTACGAGTACTTTGACAAGGAATTCAAGAAAGACAAACTGACTTTATACTGCACTCACAACAGCGATATTGTCACCCTGGAAACACTGATCGCGGGTGACAAGGTAGGCCGACCTGAATCTTCGGAGACCACGGTGCAACCTGGAGGGACACTCGGAATTTTTGTAGACGCAGAGGGAAAATACAGTACTGAAGTACTGTTTGGAAAAGAAAAGAAAGCAGAATTTGGTTCTTAATATCCTGAGCCTTGATCAGCTCAGGCTAGTGCAGGAGGGGCCGCGATCCTCTCCTGTACGACTTATCGCGGAGGATAAAATGGGAAGGACTCAAGGAAGTAGAAATAGGATCAGAAATAAACCTACGTGTCATCCGAATAGAGAGCATGAAGCTCATGGTTTGTGTAAATTGTGCTACATGCGAAAATATAATCAAGATCATCCAGAAGATCCTAAAACAGCATGTATACGTTTGAATGCTTTGAGGGAAAATCTGAAAAGAGAAGTGCTAACACACTATGGAAAGTGTGGTACTTTGAATTGCTGCTGGAAAAGTTGCACTGTTTCAGATCTGGATATGCTTAGTTTGGATCATAAAGACAACGATGGAGCACAGTATCGTCATTTTGTAGGTAAAGGCACGGATGTGTACCGTTGGGCTAAAAAACATAATTATCCGAAAGGATTACAAACTTTATGTGGAAGCCATCAACTGAAGAAACTTTGTGTACAAAAACGTAGATCTAGAAAATATAAGACTCAAGGAAGGTAAAGACTCATGTCCGAATCCGTACTGGATTTTGCGAGCCTGGAAACAATTGGCTCAGAAGCTGTAGTTGAAGCCCCTGTTGTAGACGCGAATACTGGTGTTGAAACACCTGCCGTGGATGGAACAGAAGGCAATGTAGGGGAAACCAAGGTTGGAGAGACCAATGCTGATGGTACCCCGAAAACCGAATTAGGTGCTGATGGAAAACCTGTAGAAAAGAAGGTAACCACAGAGGCCGATGATAAAGAGTTTGGTGAAAAGACTCCACAGGAAGTGCGTAAGGCTCTGAAGGCCTTCCGTGATGCGAATGCCAGCAATGCTGGAATGACCAAGCAGCTGCACGGCGCGTATGAGCGTTGGGAGGCTGCAAAGCAAATTTTTCCTGGTGGTGTTAAGGAAATGCAGTCTGCTAAAGAATTCACGGATTTGATTGGTGGAGTCGAAGGCTATGAAGCATTGACTGGAGTGCGTGATGCCGCTCAGGCCAGTGATGCTAAGTTGTACGAAGGCAATCCTGAGTTGATTAAGGATATCGTGGAGGATCTACAGGCGCAGGGAAAGCTCAATGCCCTTGGCAAATTGGCTCCTGCATTCCTAGATGCTGTAAAGACGCATGACGAAGCCGCATACAAGACTCTCATCGAGCCTCATGCTTTGGCCGTGATGGTTGGCGCGAATATGCCGACTGTACTCCAGGCGTTTGCGAAGGTTTTTACAAATGCAGATTTGAATTCCACCGATCCGGCAGTCAAAGCTACAGCCCAGGCAAAGGCTCTGCAAATTTGCAAAGACATTTCGGATGATATGGGTGGTTGGTTCAAGAATCTGGAAGAGAAGAACAAAGCGGCCAAAGCGGCTGAAGTTTCTCCTGAACGCCAGAAGCTTGAAGATGATCGCAAAGCATTCCTGAGGCAGCAAGAAGAATTCAAGACAAACCAGAGCACAGAATTCAAGAACAGTGTAGCCAAGGTTTGCGAATCTCACAACAATAAATTGTTGGGTGCAGAGTTGGCACCGTTTTTGAAGATGTCTTTTTTCAAAGGTTACGGCAAAGAAAACCTTATGCCTCTTGGTAACACTTTGAAGCAGAATTTGTATGCTGCATTGAAGTCCGACAATGCATATCAGATTCAAATGAAAGCTATGTGGGGATCAAAAACTCCCGACCGTGCCAAAATTGAGGAATACCATCAGGCGCGTGTGGCTTCCATCGCACGAGGTATCGTGCAAGACACCGTGAGCAAAATGTACCCTGGTTATACCAAAGGTGGAGCTGCAGCGGGTCGTGTGGCAGCGGCTGCGGACAAGAAAGCAGCGGTGGCCAAGGTTGAAAACGCAGCGGCAGCTACGGGCAAACCTATTTATGTGCCGCAGAAACCAGGGCGTGATTCTATTGATTGGGATCACATTGATGCAAAAGGAAAACCCGATGCAGAAATGCTGATGATCACAGGCAAGGCATATTTGAAGCCGACTGTGAAAGGACAGCCTGGGAAGTTCGTTACGTGGCGCAAGGTGTAAGTTAGACAGGTTTGGGGCTACCTAGGAAAATCCGAAAGCCCCAATGAGCACACCGAGGAGAAAAAGTTATGTCGATTCCCGCAAGCAATCAGGCCAATTCCCGCGCAGGGAAACCTATGAACGTTGGTGATCAGGTTACGGTTCTTGGAACCATTGCCAGCATTACTGGTTATGGACCAACCGCAACTCTTGTGGTCACGCTGGCTGGCTCTGGAGCTACGGCTGCAGTTGAAGCACAGGACTGTGGCGCATCGTCTGAGACGCTGTAAAATTTCAAGGAGAAAAAACATGTTGCATTTGCTTTTGTACGCTGGTGCAGGTTGGCTGGTAGGTTGTTTTACGCCAGCTGTTGGCCGAAAAGTCAAGTCGTGGTTTAGTAAGACGGCTACTACTGCTGTCACGAGCGTTGCTAAGAAGCTTTAGTTTTGAAATATCCTGAGCCTTGATCATCTCGGGCTAGGGCGGGAGGTGCCACAATCACCTCCTTGCTCGACCTATTGAGGAGGACGATATGCAGGGAATAATTTATCTGATCACCAACATTGAAAACGGTTTGGCATACGTAGGGCAGACTACAAAGACCATAGACCAAAGATGGACGGAGCATATTTACGATGCTCTAGGAAAGCATAGCAGAAGCAGAGGCAGCTATTTGCATCATTCTTTGAAAAAACATGGTATTGAAAATTTCAAGATTGAGTTGGTTAGATTTTGTAAAGATAAAGAAGATCTTGACTTCTGGGAAAAGAACCTTATTGAGGAATGGCATACCGTGCGTCCGTTTGGCTACAATATTGCCCTAGGTGGTACTGGGGTAATGCATGGACGGAAGATGAGTGTCGAGGCAAGATCCAAGATTAGCAAAGGACTTCTGGGTCATCCCGGTGCTGAGTTTGAGCACACTCCAGAAGCTAAGGCAAAGATTAGTGCTTCCCTCATAGGAAACACAAGATCTGTGGGAAGAGTGCATTCAGAAGAGACGAAGGAGAAGATGAGTAAAGCTCATCTAGGCAAGACCCTTTCTGAAGACTCTCGAAAGAAGATTACTGGCAGACCCAGAATGGTCTGCGTACACGAGAAAACTTCTGAGAATACATTTCCCAGTGGTGGGTGCAGAATATGCGCCAAAGATCGTGCAAATAGAGTTTAGTTTTAAGCAAGAATCCTGACGGCAGTGGCGACAACACTATAAATATGGGCGCAGGTATATTGCTGTACTAAAGATGACTCAGCGCGTGGGACGTTTTCCACCGTGGCGTGATAGGCACTCAGAAGCCTAAGGCGTACATCTTGTATCAAAGGAAATAATAGTATGGCACTTTTGGAAGCTGCTGTTGAAGCAGTTGAACTTGACGCTATTAAATAGCAAAGGCGTCAGTATTCCTTTTTTGAAAAAAGTTTGCTAAGGAAATCCCTAAACAAAATTGGGGATTATAAACCCACTCTGATTGACTTGGAAGCTGAAATGCCAACAAGGGGCAAGCGAAAGCAGCCTGAGAGACTAAGCGAGAGGGAACCGAAAGGTTATGCGATAGTCCGTTCTCATAGAAATCGAAACTATGAGAGTGCAGCAGAAATGACTGTACCGTACTTAGTACGTAACAAATAAAGGATTTGGTTTTCCATGGCACCACTGCCTACAGCCTTTTTAAAGCTGAGGCTACATCTATCCCCGTTAGCAATCAATCGAACGCTGGTGGCACAGTTCGTGCATCGTTCCGTGTACCTTTCCGCGTGCAGTCTGGTGCGGCAATCAGTCAGGGAACTGGTAACGCGGACAGTATGGGCCGTGGGACCGGATCTCAGTGGGCATCGTTCGCTTTAGCGCCTGTGTACCTGTTCAACGTCTAAAATTCATGGGCGTTTAAAAGTTGTCCGTAACGGTGAAAACCTAGCATTTCATGAGGTAAATATGAGTGTAGAAAATACCGTGGTAAGAAGTCAGAGTTTATCAGATATGCAAGTTGGATACCTCGCTGGAATTATGGATGGGGAAGGATGCATCACTTTCGTGTATCACAAATCAAAAACGAATGTGAATGTCCTATTTTCCCCCGTAGTTTACGTATGCGCGGTGGCAAACTCCAACCCACTGATAATCCAAGCTGTCGAATCTCTTTTGAAAAACCTCCCAATTAGGTACAAAGTGTACTCGCCTAAAAAGGAATGGAACAAGAAAGCAAAGAAGAGACCATATGCCATCCACTTGATGGGTATGAACTCTGCTAAGTATTTCTTAAACGTCATCTTCAAGCACCTCAGTGGTAAGAGGCAGCAAGCAGAGCTGGTCCTTGAGTACCTGGAACGCAGGGAAGAGGGTCAGAGAGTAAAATTCATGACGGAGAGAGATTGGCAAATCATCCATTCTGTTCGTGATATGAATAAGAATTATGGTGCTGACTTTACCGTAGAGACTAAACGACAACCTTCACTAACGGGTGAAGAAGTTATAGTCCGAACTGCATAGCGATGTGCAGAGGGAGCAGAAATGCACTCCCCGAGTGTACCTAGTATACTTAGTAACAATATGGTGAAATTTCCTGGCTCGCCCAGGCTTCCACAGATTCAAAGCAAAAAGGTCTGTTTGCCGTAAACCTTTGCGGCAATAAAACTTCTTCTAATTGACTCGAAACTCTCTAGTAGACAACGAGGCGGAAGTAACCGAACGATGACATTACAAAAAGTCACCGAACGCTTACACCGTGAGAGACTAAACGAAGAGGCACTCTAAAGAGTGATGCAATAGTCCGGCCTGCATGGCGACATGCAGAGTGTACCAGAAATGAGTACACCTGTACCCTTATTAGGTACAGTAACAAGACGCCGAAAGGCACAAGAGATGAAAAACAGTCTCGATGCTGCTATGCAGGGCATAGAAGGGCTCATCAACTCTGATGGCTCGGGTAAACAAAATCTGCCCGAGTAAAATGTAGAGAATTCGGTGGAAACCTATAGTTTTGGTCAGCTATAGACAATACCGAGCCGCTCCTCGGAACTGAGGAAGGTGTAACGACTATCCCGCAAGGGAGTAGGTCTCAAGTGAGATCGAAGCACTACAACTTTTATGAAAAACTCAAGTGAAATACTCTGGTCGTATCTGGCTGGGCTATTCGATGGTGAAGGCACCGTCTGTATAAGCACCAGTCACAACCACAACGGTACTACTATTTTCCAGATGAACGTGAAAATAGCAAACACGAAGTTGGAACTGATGCAATGGCTGATTACAAACTTTGGCGGATTTTATTCCGTTAGCGATGCTAAGCGCAACGCAAAAGGTCACTGTACACAGTATGCATGGATGCCTAAAGGCAAGAAGAATCGAATAGCAGTTCTGGAAGGCATGCTGCCTTACCTTGTAATTAAGAAGCAGCAGGCTCTGATTGGTTTGGAGTTCGAACGAGTATATGGGGGCAGAAATGGATGTCAGCCGGGATTGAAGCTGACGACAGATAGCCCCTTGTACATCGAATCTCATGCCAAGAGAACAGAATTAAGAGATCAGCTTTGTTTGCTGAATCGTAAAGGTATGATATAGTCTGAACTGCATGGTGACATGCAGAGCGTGCGCTAAGAAACGGCGCATGCGTAACATTATTGATGATCGACCAGATCCCGGTGGGAGCAACTGTCTCCAGTGGTTCAGGAGTCGGTGCGCAGACCTCGTACATCACCCCGGTGAACATGG